GGTTTAGATGAAAGTCCAGCAGAAGAATGGAATAGACCTATTAACATAAACACTAAATGGATAGTTTAATGGATATTAACAAATTAAAAAGCATTATCGAGTCAGAAATTGATGATTCTATTGGCTATGTTGAAACAGACACAGTTGCAGAACGTCAACAAGCACTTGAATACTATCTTCGTGAACCATATGGTAACGAAGTAGAAGGAAAATCACAAATTGTCACAGGTGAAGTGGCAGAAGTTGTAGACGGAGCATTGCCTCAACTTATTCGTGTATTTACATCTACAGACGGTGTAGTTGAATTCCAACCTGTAAACGATGGTGACGAACCTTTTGCACAACAAGCTACAGAATATTGTAACTGGGTATTCTATCGTGACAATGATGGCTTTTTAATTTTACATAACTGGTTCAAAGACGCACTTTTACAAAAAACAGGCGTAGTAAAAGCGTATTGGGACGAAAAAATTGATGTTACTAAAGAAAAATATGAGAATTTAAGCGATGATGAGCTACTCATGCTACTCTCTGACCCAGAAGTCGAGGTTGTTAGCCAAGAAACAGATGAAACAACGATTGTTGACGACTTTACAGGTATGTCAAGAACTAATCGTTCACACAGTGTTAAGATTAAAAAGACTAAAAAAGATGGAAAAGTAGTTGTAGAAAACGTTCCACCAGAAGAATTTCTTATTTCTAAACGTGCTAGAACTATTCAAGACTCACCATTTGTAGCACACCGTAGAATGTTGACTCGTTCAGAGTTAGTTGCTATGGGATTTAGCAAAAAAGTAGTAGATTCTTTAGAATCTGGTGATACTTTAGAGTTTAGTCCAGATAGAATTGCTCGTTATTCACAAGGTGAACAGCCAAATTCAATGGGTTCACAAGATCAGTCAATGGAAGTAGTAGAAGTTTATGAATGTTACATAAAAGTTGACTATAATAATGACGGTATTGCTGAATTAAGACGCATTGTATATGCTTCTAACGAAATTTTAGAAGATGAAGAATGTGATTATGTTCCATTCCACTCACTTTGCCCAATTCCTATTCCACATAAGTTCTATGGACAGTCTTTAGCTGATCGTGCACTTGATTTACAGCTTATTAAGTCTACTGTTTTACGTCAAATGTTAGATAATCTCTATTTAACTAACAATTATCGTGTTGGTGCAGTAGAAGGTCAAGTAAACCTTGATGATTTATTGACATCTACAGCTGGTGGTGTTGTTAGATTGAAGAATCCTAACGCATTAGTACCACTTACTGTAGCTCCTACAACATCTGGCTCATTCCCAATGCTTGAATACCTAGATGGTGTTCAATCTAGACGTACAGGTGTATCAGATTCACAAAATGGTATTGATCCTAACATATTACAAAACGTAACAGCTGCTGCTGTGTCAGCAATGTCACAAGCAAGTGCAGGAAAGCTTGAATTAATAGCCCGTATCTTTGCAGAAACAGGTGTTAAATCGCTTTTCAAAGGAATCCTACACTTACTATGCAAATATCAAGATAAAGAGCGTTTAGTGCGTATAAATGGCAAATTTGTACCATTTAATCCTCGTGAATGGAATGACCAATATAATGTATCTATTAATGTAGGTTTAGGTACAGGCACTCGTCAAGAACAATTAACAACAATGCAAATGATCTTGCAAAAACAAGAGCAAATCATTCAGCAATATGGTTTATCTAATCCATTAGTGAACTTAATGCAATATCGCAATACATTAGCCAAATTTATTAACATGGCTGGTTTCAAAGATGCTGCACAATTCATGAATGAAATTACACCAGAGCAAAATGCAATTCTTTCACAACCACAACCACCTAAACCAGATCCTAATACAGAAGCTGCAAAGGTGTTGGCTCAAGTTGAACGTGAAAAAGCAATGATTCGTGCTCAAACTGAAGCTGCAAAACTTGAATTAGAACGTGAGCAAATGCAATTAGAAAATGCTCGCAAAGCATTAGAACTTCAACAACAAGAACTAAAACAAAATACTGAATTAGCTCTTAAACAATTAAAGATTGAAGCTGATGCTGCTAACCAAGCAGAACAAACTCGTGGTGCTAATACTAAATCTATTGTAGATGCTTTAAATACTATTAACAACATGACACAGGGAAATAACAATGTCCAATAAAGTAGACGCTATTACTGGCATACTTAATGACGAACATTTTCAATCTGTAATTAAAGAACTACAAGAAAATCAATTACAAACTATTATGTACTCAAGTCAAGAAGAGTCACATATTAGAGAACAAGCATATCAAAGATTAGCTTGTTATAACGAACTTATGTCTTACTTGGAATCAATCGCTAAAACTAGCGAAATTAAAAGTAAAGCATGGAAGATATTTTAGACATTTCTAAAATGGGTAACCTCCCCTAGAGGATTATAGGAAATAAAAATGAGTGAAACAACCATGACTCCAGAAAATTCTGGAAGTGGCGAGCTTACAGTAAATCAAGCAGCCAATGCTTTTGAAAGTCTATTAGAACCACAAGAGGCACCACAAGGTCAACCAGAAGGTGGGGAAGAAAAACAAGTAGAAGCAGAAGCTCAAGAAGCAGAGCCACAAACTGAAGAAGTTGAACAAACTGAAGCAGAAGGTGATGCTGAAGAACAAGAGGAAACTGAAGTTGAAGAAGAGGAACTGCCTCAGACTTTTAAAGTAAAGGCGGCTGGGGAAGAAAAAGATGTCACCCTCGATGAATTAATTAAAGGTTATCAACTTGGTGCTGATTACACCAAAAAGACCACAGAAGTAGCTGAACAACGTAAAGTCGTTGAGGCTGAACGTAAAGCTATTGAAGAGGCAAAGCAAGTTCGAGACACATATGCTCAACGTTTGCAAGCTATAGAAGAATTTATAGTGCAACAAACGCCTAATGAGGATTTAACATACCTCAAAGAAAACGACCCTATAGGATATGCTGTTAAAGTTGCTGAACTTTCTGAAAAGAAAGAACAACTCGCTGCTATAAGAGCAGAGCAAATAAGAATTGCACAATTGCAACAATCTGAAACTGCTCGTGCCATGCAAGATAGAGTTGCACAGGAAGCACAAAAATTAACGCAAGTCTTACCAGAGTTTTCAGACCCTGCTAAAGGCGAAAACCTCCGTAATGAGATTCGCAATTATGGCAAATCGCTTGGTTTTACAGATGCAGAGTTATCTAGCGTCTATGATTCTAGGCACGTTATTACTCTACACAAGGCAATGATGTATGACAAGCTTCAAAAATCAAAACCTGCTGTAACAAAGAAAGTTTCTGAAGCACCAAAGATGCTGAAGGCTGGATCTGCTACAAGTAGTAATAACACAGAAACCATTAAAAAACAGAAAGCACAGTTGCGTAACAGCGGACATGTCCGTGACGCAGCAGCTTTATTTGAACAATTTTTAGAATAGAAAGAAGAATAAAACATGGCAACATATCAAACCTATACCGCTATAGGTCAACGTGAAGATTTAACAGACGTTATCTATAACATTTCTCCAACAGAAACACCATTTATGTCATCAGTTGGCAAAACAAAAGCTACTGGCGTTCTCCATGAGTGGCAAACAGACAGCCTAGCAGCTGTTAATGGTTCTAATGCTGCAGTTGAAGGTGCAACAGCATCTGATGCAACATTATCACCAACAACACGTCTTGGTAACCGCACACAAATCTCACAAAAAACTGTGAAGATTGCTGGTACTTTAGAAGCAGTAAATAAAGCTGGTCGTAAATCTGAAAAGGCTTACCAATTAGCTAAAGCTTCTGCTGAAATCAAACGTGACATGGAATACATCCTTTTAAGCAACCAATTAAATGCAGCTGGTAACGCAACAACAGCTCGTACACTTGGTGGTTTACAAGCATGGTTATCTACAAACAAATCACTAGGTACTAACGGTACTGCAGGTTCTGGTGGTACAACTGCTCGTGTTTCTGGTACAGACCGTACTTTTGATGAAGCACACTTAAAATCAGTTGTTAAATCAGCTTTCAGCAACGGTGGTAATCCTAAAGTGTTAATGGTAACACCAACACAAAAGCAAGTAGTATCTACATTTGCTGGTATTGCTGCACAACGTTTCATGGCTCCTGCTAATACACCAACAACAATTATTGGTGCTGCTGATGTTTATTTATCAGATTTCGGTACAATTTCTGTTGTTCCTAACCGTTTCATTCCAGCAGATGCTGGTGACGGTGGTGAAGTAGCATTTGTTCTTGACCCAGAGTACGCAGCAGTTGCTTACTTACGTCCATTTGCTACAAACGAATTAGCAAAAACTGGTGACGCTGATGTAACTCAACTTTTAGTAGAATACACACTAGAAGTTAAGAACGAAGCTGCTCACGGTATTATTGCTGACTTGGCAGAGTAGTAAAGGTTTAATGGAACTTTATCCATTATTGAGTGCAGAGGTTGTAGGTCATGCCTACACCTCTGTCATTCTTTTTATTGTAACATTTTAATATGTTTGCCTGTAAAATTAATTTTCACTCAAATCACAGGTAAAAGGTAAATGAATGAAACCAACAACATTTAGAACATCTGTAGCACATGATACAGATAAAGGTTTAGTAATTGAAACTAAACAAGATATCAGCGGAATTTTAGAAGCAAATTTAGCTGAACGTAATTTAAAAGATAAACACACACGTTGGGGTGAGGATATATTCGATAATAAAATAGCATCTATCCCTCTTACAGTTATTGATGACCTTAATAAACAAGGTGTTATGCGTGGTTTTCATATTTTAGATAATAAACGCTTCAAAGAATTTTTAAACAATCCAGATAACAAAGTATTTAGAACACGAGAAGGTAGAGTGTAATGGCTTTTACATCATATACAGACTTAAAGTCTACAGTAGCTGATTACTTGGCTCGTAGTGACTTAACCACACAAATACCAGACTTTATTACATTAGCAGAAAACAGATTAAGACGTGATCTTCGTATTCGTCAAATGTTAAAGTTTGTTACAACAACAATGACAGCTGGTGATGGAACTGTAGCACTTCCTAGCGACTTTTTAGCAATGCGTGATTTGCATTTAGAAACAACACCAATTAGTACAATAGAATATCAAAGTCCAAGTAACTTTTTTAGAAATTCTCGTGTAACTGATTCTGGTACACCTACTATGTATACAGTATTAGCTACAGAATTTAATTTTGCACCAAAACCAGATAGTGCATATGTATTGCATATGCTTTACTATGCAGCACCTACATACTTAAGTTCAACTAATCCATCAAATGCTTTTTTAGCTAATTGCCCAGATTTATTGTTATATGCAGCACTAGGCGAAGCTGAACCATACTTGATGAATGATGAAAGATTACAGACTTGGGCTTCATTATATGATAGAGGATTAACTTCTTTATCTAGTTCAGATGAGTCTGGTGAGTTTGCAAGCAGTCCCCTATCAATTTCTTTAGCAACGAGGTAAATCATGGCAGAATTTAGTAATTATTTAGAGAACGCACTTATCAATGCAGTTCTTCGTAACACATCATACACATCACCAACAACAGTTTATGTAGCATTGTTCACATCTGATCCTACAGACGCTGGTTCTGGTACAGAAGTATCTGGTGGCTCATACGCTAGAACATCAATCACATTTGGTGCACCTTCTAATGGTGTAACAACATCTAATGCAGATTGTACATTCCCACAAGCAACAGCTTCATGGGGTACTGTAACTCATATTGGCTTATATGATGCTTCTACAAGTGGTAATTTATTATTCCATACACCATTAGATACAAGCAAAACAATTGACTCTGGCGATATTTTCAAAATCGCTTCTGGTTCACTTACAGTAACATTAGCTTAAGGATAAGTCATGGCTCTAGTCGTTAAAGACAGGGTACGAGAAAATAGTACCACGACAGGTACAGGTTCGCTTACATTATCTGGTGCAGTCACTGGATTCCAAACATTCTCTACAGCCATTGGTAATGGTAATACAACATATTATGCTATTGTTAGTGGTTCAGAATGGGAAGTAGGTCTAGGTACAGTTAGTGCTGGTGCATTGTCACGAGATACTGTTTTATCATCATCCACAGGATCAAAGGTAAGTTTCTCTGCTGGCACTAAAGATGTATTTTGTACATATCCATCTAATAAGTCAGTTTATAGAAATGGTTCTGACGTTGCTATATTATCATCTACAGACATTACAACTGGTTTAGGTTATACACCATTAAATGCAGCTAATAATTTATCAGACGTTGCAAATACTGCTACATCAAGATCTAATTTAGGTGTCACAGCTACTGGTTCAGATACAACATATGTATATCGTGCTAACAACCTATCAGATTTAGCAAACGCTACTACTGCTCGTAACAATATTTTACCTAGCCAAACATCTAACAGTGGTAAATTTTTAACGACAGATGGTACAAATGCTTCATGGGGTACACCAAGTTCTACAGCGAGTGCAGGTGGTGTAATCTGGGAAAATGGTACAACAATCAGTTCAAATTATACTTTATCATCTGGTACTAATGGATTATCAGTAGGTGCTATTACAATCGCTAGTGGTGTTGCAGTTACTGTACCTAGTGGCAAAAGATGGGTGGTTCTATAATGTCAAAGACAAAAATATCAGAATATTCAAGTACTGCTGCCAGTAATACAGACGTACAAGGCATTAACATTGCAGAGGGAATGTTACCTTCAGATGTAAATAATGCTATGCGTGCAATAATGTCGCACCTTAAAAACTTCCAAGCAGGTTTATCTGGTGACGATGTTACAGTAGGTGGTAACTTATCAGTTACAGGTACAGGAACAATAGGCAGTACATTATCAATCACAGGTGATACAACCATTAGTTCTACAGGTGCTATTAAAGTTCCTGTAGGTACAACAGCACAAAGACCTACTGCTGCAACAGGTAAGATACGCTATAATAGCACTACAGGTGCATACGAAGGTTATGATGGTTCATCATGGTCATCTCTTGGTGGAGGTGCTACAGGTGGTGGTGGTGACCAAGTATTTAATCTAAACTCACCAACAGTCACAACAAGTTATTCTTTACCTACAGGAAAAAATGCAATGTCTGTAGGAGCAATCACAATTAATAGTGGTGTCACAGTAACAGTACCATCTGGACAACGCTGGGTAATATTATAAGGGGAAATAAATGGCTTCAAGTATAAATGCCTCAACATCTGGAGCAGGTGGTGTAATCACTACTGCTGATAATACAGGTATTCTTAATTTACAAACAGCAAGTACAACTGCTGTCACTATAGACGCATCACAAAATGTAGGGATTGGAACTACGAGTCCTGCAAGTAAATTAAACTTACAAGGCTCTTCATTAGATTACGTAACATTTAGTACTTCAGGAACAAATAAAGCTTATGTTGGTGTAGATAATGGAACGCCTGAACTGGTTGTTGGTGCTACAGCAGGAGATTTAGTTATCAGATCAAATCAAAGTACATTATTTGGATTGTCTGGTGGTGGTTTTGCAGCAAAAATAGATACTAGTGGTAATGTGTTGGTGGGAACTACAAGTAATTTTGCTTCAGGAAATGTACAAGGAATTGCAGCACAAGCATCTGGTAATGCTTCATTAGCTTTAAATAGAACAACAGATACAGGAGCTGTAGCTAGATTTTATCAAGCAGGTACAAACGTTGGTAGAATAGAAGTTACAGGTTCTGCAACTACTTATGTGACTTCATCAGATTATCGCCTAAAAGAAAATGTACAGCCAATGGTTGATGCATTAGATAAAGTAGCACAACTTAAACCTGTGACATACACATGGAAATCAGACGGTTCAGACGGTCAAGGTTTTATCGCTCACGAATTACAAGCAGTAGTTCCAGAGTGTGTCACAGGTCAAAAAGATGCAGTAAATGAAGATGGTTCTATAGACCCACAAGGTATAGACACATCATTCCTAGTAGCTACTCTAACAGCAGCTATCCAAGAACAACAAACCATCATCAACGACATAAAAGCAAGAGTAATAGCATTGGAGGCTAAATAATGAGTTCAGTAGTTATAGCAGGAAATACAAGTGGTAGCGTAACGCTATCAGCTCCAGACGTAGCAGGTACTACGACACTTACGTTGCCTTCTACTAGTGGTACAATAGCTACTACTGCAACTTT